AGATGTGATTGCAGCGTTGGTGCAGATGGCGGCTTTGCCGGATTACAAGAGTTTTAATGACCGCAAACTATTCCTGGAGATGACGCGGGATTACACACCGCGCAGCCAGTTGGATGTGGGCAAATCTGCAGGGAATGACTTGGACGGATTGAGTGATGGGGAATTGCGCGAGTGGTTGGGTGAAGAACCTAACCCCATCCCTAATGGGAAAGGGGTAAAAGACGGTATGGGTAGCGACTCGGCGGATAGTGCGCCGGGTGCGATTCTTTTCTCCTTTGGTGGTGGGGAGGGGTCTGTGCCTGACCCTTCCCCGGAGGAGAGCGATGCTGAATAGCGTGGTGCGGGTGGAAGAGGGCGCGGCTAAGAAGGTATTGGCAGGGCGGGAGCTTGCGCGCAGGCACCTGATCGATTTCCAGATGTACGTGGCGCCCTGGTACCGACCTGCACGGCATCACCGGTTGGTGGGGGAATACCTGGAACAGGTTGAGACGTTCGTGCGCTCGCAAGGAAAGACGGGGGTTGGGCGGTTGTTGATTATGATGCCGCCGCGGCATGGGAAGAGCGAGCAGGCGTCCATTCAATTTCCGGCCTGGCTATTAGGACGCAATCCGGACAGCCGGGTGATTGTGGCCAGCTATGGGCTTGACCTGGCGAGCGATTTCAGCAAGAAGACGCGCGATATCGTGAGATCGGATCGGTTTCGGGGGGTGTTCGGAGATTTGGCGGGCGGAAAAGAACTAGATCTGCCCGTGCAGTTGTCGGAGGATAGCCGCAGCGTGCAGAATTGGGATCTGGCAGCGCCACACAGAGGTGGGGTCACAGCGGCAGGTGTGGGCGGTGGAATAACTGGTAAGGGCGCTCATTTACTGGTTTTGGATGATCCAGTGAAGAACCGAGAAGAGGCAGAAAGCCAGGGACAGCGGGACAAGGTGTGGGAATGGTGGACATCTACGGCACGCACCAGGTTGGAAAATGGGGCGGCGGTGGTGATCAGCATGACGCATTGGCACGCGGACGACCTGGCCGGGCGGATATTGCGGAAGATGGCCAGTGAACCTGACGGTGAGCGGTGGGTGGTGCTTTCGCTTCCGGCGGTGTGGGAGGACTCGGAGGCGCCGGTGGGAACGACATTTGACGTTTACCAACACGAGCAGATGCTGGAAGGGTGTTGGGTTGAGCAGAAGGATTTGATCGGTCGCAAGGTAGGCGAAGCGCTGTGGCCGGATAAGTACGATGTCAATGATATGGCAATGATCGAGAAGGATGTTGAACCGTATAACTGGGCTGCGTTGTTTCAGCAGAGACCATACCTGCGCAGTGGCGCTTTCTTCAAACGGGAGTGGTTCACGATTGTGGATACGTTTGCGGATCCGGCGATGGTGGTTACCCGCGGGAGATTTTGGGATAAGGCAGGGACGAAGAGCGGCTCGGGCGGTGACTTTGCGGCAGGTGTGCGCATGGCGATTACCAAGGATGATGTGGTGTATGTGGAGCATCTATATTTCGAGCAGGTGACGCCGATGCAGCGGGAGGAAGCCATACTACGCCTGGCTAAGCTGGATGCACAGGTGGCTGGTCCACGGTGTGAGATTTGGCACCAGCAGGACCCGGGCAGCGCGGGATTGGATAGCGCTCAGGCGACGAATATGTGGCTGGCAAAGAACAGTTTCTCGGCGCATTTCAACACGGTCACGGGAGATAAAGAAGTGCGGGCGGGCCCATGGTCCAGCGCATGCGAGGCGGGAAGAGTACGATTGATGCGCGGCGCGTGGAATGCAGGCTTCATCGAACGACATGTTGGGTTTCCGAAGGCCAGATATGACGACGACGTGGATGCAGCCAGTTGGGGCTTTGGCAAGTTGAACCGCAAGCAGACCCGCAAATCAGCGAGGAGTTACCAGGGATGAGTGATTTGGAGCGTGCTTTCAAGGCGTTGAGCGACAAGGGCGCGAATTACAAGAAGCTATTTGACTATTACGACGGCGCGCAGCCATTAACCTACACGGCGAAGCGGCTTGAGGAAATCTTCCGGGGACTGGATGCGGTGTTTACCGAGAACTGGTGTAGCGTGGTGGTGGACTCGGTTCGTGACCGGATCAACCTGAGCTCGATCGTGATCAGTGATCTTGGCCAGACGCAGGCGGCCTGGAAGCAAATGTGGGAGGACTCGCAGCTTGAGCTGGAATCGGATGACGTGCATGAGGCGGCATTGGTGGCTGGGGAGAGTTATGTGGTGGTGTGGCCGGACGAGGATGGTTGGCCACAAGCCTATTACAACGATCCGCGATTATGCCATGTGTTCTACGAGCAAGAGAACCCACGGCGCAAGAAATACGCGGCTAAGTGGTGGCGGGGTGAGGACGAGAAACTGCACATGACGTTGTATTATCCAGACCGGCTGGAGTATTACGCGTCGGCGAATAAGGCGGATAGCGTGAACGCTGCCAGCGGACTGACGGCGAAAGGAACGGTGAATGACAACCCATACGGGGAGATACCCGTATTCCACTTCCGAACAGTGCGCCGGACGGTGAAATCGGATTTGGCGAATGTGATCCCAGTGCAAAATGGGATCAACAAATTATTGACGGACATGATGGTTGCGGCGGAGTATGGCGCATTCAAGCAACGATACGTGATCAGCAATGCCGAGACGCTGGGTAAGCTGAAGAACGCGCCGAACGAGATTTGGGAACTACCGGCTGGGGACGGGATGAGCCAGCAGACTGTGGCGGGGGAGTTTGCCGCTACGGACCTGGATAATTACTTGAAGGCGATTGAGAACCTGGCCACGGCGATCTCGACGATTACGCGCACACCGAAACATTATTTCTTCTCGATCGGCAGTAATTTATCGGGTGAGGCATTGATCGCAATGGAGGCGCCACTGAACAAGAAGGCGCAGGACCGGATCGATCGTTTCACGCCAGTATGGCGGGATGTGGCGGCATTCATGCTCAAAGTTGCTGGTATGCCGGTGGAGCGCGAGAAAATCCAACCGATATTTGACAAGCCAGAGATGATCCAACCCCGAACGGAGGCAGAGACAGTGCAGCTCATGGTGGCTGCAGGTATGCCACTGAACACGGCGCTGCGTAACGTGGGGTGGGAGGAAGGCAGGATTGGCGAGATGATGAAGGATGCGGAGGCAGCCACAATGCGGCAGGAGGTTGGGTTGGCTACGGCACTATTGAACGCGGAGAGGCAGTTTAATGGTGGGGGTGGCGGATGAAGAAGAAGAACATGACCCCCAGCCCATTCCCGGGAAGGGACGGTGGGAAGATCCCCAGCTCGTTGAGCAAGGTAATTGAAACCTTCCGCGTGAACATGCAAGCGGAGGAGGCTGCGCAGATGAGGACGATGGCGCAGCAGTGGTTGAGCGTGCAGGATGCCTTGGATGCGCGGATTGCGGCTCTTGCGATGCGGATTGCGGAACTGCAAGCGGAGGGTAAGCCGGTTAGCCTGGCCAAGATAACTCAATTGGAGCATTACCAGCGTTTGCTGGTGCAGGTTAAGGCGGAGACGCAGAAATATTCCAAATGGGCGAGTGACTTGATCACGCAGCGGCAGAAGGCGATGGCGAAACTAGGGATAAACAGCGCGACGGAGTCGATCAGGGCGATCTATGCTGACGCGGGCAAAGTGACAGCCAGCTTCGAGATATTGCCGACGGCAGCGGTGGAGGCGATGGCGGGATATGCTGGGGATGGCACACCCCTATCTAACTTGTTGCAAGGCAGTTACCCAGAGACGGCGCAGCGGATTACCCAGGCGTTGGTGAATGCCACGGCGACTGGGACGAACCCGAGGGATACGGCGCGGTTGGTGCGGGATGCGATGGATGGAAATTTGCAGAGGGCGTTGACCATTGCTCGAACTGAACAGAACCGAGCGTATCGCAGCGCAGCGACGGAACAGATGAAGGCATCTGGCGTGGTGGACGGTTGGATTTGGGGCAGCGCCCACCAGGAGACAACATGCGCAGCTTGCCTGGCGATGGACGGTACACAGCACAGTCTGGATGAGGAATTGGATGACCACCCGGAAGGACGCTGCTTCAGGGTGCCGATCGTGACGGGGATTGACCCGGAGATTGGGACGACGGGTCAGGAGTGGTTTGAGAGCCAACCGGAGAGCATTCAACGAGAAATCTTGGGAGCGAGCAAATATGAGGCATTGAAGGCGGGTATGTTCGAGTTCAGCGCATTGGCGCAAACAGCCACATCGGAGGTTTGGGGAACAAGCGTGCGAGTGGCTAGTCTGAGTGAGTTAACGGCTGATGATCAGTCGATTGAATAATTGAAAGGACGGGCGAGATGACCGAAGAAAACAAGAGCCAGAGGACTGGCGATAATAATGAAGAGACGAACGACAACCAGGTGTTGCAGTATGACTCCTGGATTAGCGCCCAGGCTGAGCCGGTGAAGGCGATGCTGGGAGGGCACATTAAGGGCTTGAAGAGCGCTTTGGAAAGCGAGCGGGAGAGCCGTAAGGCTACAGAGCGCCAATTGCGGGAACTGGCGGGTAAGGCGGAGGCAGGCAGTGACGCGCAGAAGAAATTGACCGAGGTGGCGGATCAGGTTTCTGAGGCCGACCGCAAGGCAGATTTCTTTGAGGCAGCGCACGGTGCAGGCGTGGCAAATTTACGCCTGGCTTACCTGGCAGCTACGACGGACGATATGTTCGACAAACGGGGCCAGGTGAACTTTGAAACGATGAAGACAAAATACCCGGAGCTGTTTGGCGGGAAGCCGAAGCCACCGGAAGGGAATGCCGGTTCTGGGACGGGTACTGGCCAACCGGAAAACAAGAGCATGAATGACTTCATTCGTGCTGCAGCAGGCAGATAACAAAATCAATTGGAGGATTTGAAATGGCATACGACAACTTAATTTCACGGACGGATGCGGCGGCCTTAATTCCGCAGGAAGTTTCTAACGAGATCATCAAATCGGTGGCGGCTAGTAATCCACTGATGAGCCTGGCGCGGCGACTGCCGAACATGAGCCGGGAACAGAAGCCACAGCCGGTGATGAGCGCTTTGGCTACCGCATATTTTTTGAGCGGCGATACCAGTTTGAAACAGACGACCCAGGTAAAGTGGGAAAACAAGTATATCGACGCTGAGGAATTGGCAGTGATTGTGCCGATCCCTGAGGCTGTGCTGGACGATGCCGAGTTCGATATTTGGAGCGAAGTGCGACCGTCATTGGAAGAGGCATTTGGCTTGGCAGTGGCTAAGGCAGTGCTTTACGGCACGAACATCCCAGCGAGCTGGACGACAAACCTGGGAGCGGCAGGGATCGTGGCGGGCGCAACTACAGCTAGCCAGACGATATCGGCAGCGGACTATACCGACCTTTACGAAGCCATTCTCGGCGAGAAAGACAATGGGGATGAAGGCCTATTTATGCTGGTGGAGGCCGATGGTTTCATGGTGTCGGGTGTGATGGCGCATGTTTCGATGCGAGGCAAACTGCGCAATGTGCGGGATACCGAAGGTAACCTGGTATTCAAGACATCGATGCAAGACACGACCAGCTATGTGCTGGACGGGTCACCGTGCTACTTTGCGACGGATGGGTCGATTGTTGCGGGTAGCAGCCTGTTGATTGCAGGTCAATGGTCGGAACTGGTGTATGCAATACGGCAGGACATTACCTACAAGGTATTGACTGAGGCCGTGATCCAGGACGGTAGTGGGACGATTGTGTATAACCTGGCACAGCAGGACATGGTTGCTTTACGTGCAGTGATGCGCCTGGGATTTGCGTTGCCGAACCCGATCAATCGCATGGAAGCCACCGCTGCCAGCCGCTACCCATTCGCAGTGTTGACCGCCTAAAGGAGGCATAAAATGGGACTTTATCCTAAGAATCTGAATGAGTTTGTGGCCGGGATGGGCATACCCCGCGGGCCACTGTCTAAGGCGTTTTTGGTGGACCCGGTGAACGGGGATGACGATAACACGGGCACGACGTGGCAAGCGCCACTGAAGAGCCTGGAAGCCGCTTATGCTCTTACCACCGCCAACCGGCACGACACGGTTATGTTTTTGGCTGGGGCGA